GGCAAGCGACTCGTTTGCGGTGCCAAGACTCGCTGTTTCCGACTGAAACCCTTCAAGTGCGCCGCTTGCCACACTCGCCGCCGCTACCGACGCCGCAAGACTCGGGTTCACGGACGAAAACAATGCGCCGGCCGCAAGATCAGTGGCCCCGAGCGGGTCGGGGCCGTCCGTGCCGCCTGCCATTGACGGCCGCGCGCGCATGTGATTGATTGGGCCGACACGGCCCGCGTTCACACCCACATCAGAGATTGGAGGCCGCTGTGCCGCAAGACACACTGCGTCGGTCATCGGCCGCCCCTTCACCCAGTGCTTAAAATACTGCCACGCCTGCTCGACGTCCTGTGGGCCGTGCTCAGCGAGCATGTTCATCTGGAAGTCGTTCTCCCACCCGGATTTGTCCTCGCCGCGCAGGAACTCACGCACACCGGGGAGGTGTGTCAGGCTGTCCCTGCCCCACCACGTCGGCTGCCACTGGTCGTCCTTCATTTCGTCACCGGGTGCAAGCTTCTCGCTGCCGTCATGACTGAGTGGGATGTCGGTGTGGTACGTGTACCGGCGCACCGGCGCGCCGGGTTTGTTCTTGTAGTACTCTTTCTTTACATTGTCCTCGTGTAGGCCCTGCAGCCAATCCTTGAACTCTGCCTTCAAGCACTCGTCGGCCTCGGTCTTGTAATTTTCGGTCACCTTGTCCAGGTATACGGATCGGGCCGCGTCGTCGGTGAGATTTAGCGCATCGTATTTGCCACTCGGTTCGTTCAAACCGGCACCTAAGCGGTTCTGCAGGTACTCGGCCTCGTAACTCGGCCACGCCTTCGTCCGAGCCGCCTCTGCAGGGGTGCCGCGTGCACCTCCCAGAGAAGCCTGCATCGGGCCTCGTGGTGACCAACCCCACGTCATTGCTCGCTATACATGTTCATTAGAAGAAGTGTCATAGCGCCTCTTCCAGTACACCCAAGTGGCGGAAGCGCCACGTCCATCGCCGCAGTGCGGCGGCCAGCGCGCGCCTCCAGTACAGTTGAATTTTGCGCACGGTATGCTCGCGTGTCCTCAGTTGCGCCTGTCTAGCGAGCGGCACGTTACGCCGCGAGCTGTCCATATGACAACGCGTCCGAAATTCTGATACTGAGTGTAAGGTACACTCGAGATGTCTGGTCTGCAGCAGCGCACCCCGGCGTGGCACGTCGCGCGCCGCGGCAAGCTCACCGCGTCGAACCTCGGCGCGGCGCTCGGCCAAGTGTCCTACGTGTCGCGCGCCGCGGCATACCGGCGCGCGATGGGCGTCGAGCGCTTCCAAGGCAACGAGGCGACGCAGTACGGAAACGACAACGAGGCGAATGGTATCCTGGCGTACCAGACGCTCACGGGCAATCTCGTGCAGGCGACGGGCCTGCACATCCACCCGCACCACGACTGGCTCGCCGGCTCACCCGACGGGTTCGTTGGCACCGAGGGCATGATCGAGGTCAAGTGCCCCTTCTACTTCCGCAAAGGTGGCCGCCTGCACAAGACCGTGCCGCCGCACTACTACATGCAGGTGAACGCGCTCCTCGAGATCACGGGCCGCGAGTGGTGCGACTACGTGTGCTGGGCGCCCGAGGGCATGGTCGTCTACCGCGTCACGCGCGACCCGCAGGTGTTCGACTTCCTGCTCACCTACTACGGCCAGTTCTACGCGGCCATGCAGGCGCAGGCCTCGAACCCGCCGCCGCTCAGCCGCGACGAGAAAGACAATATCGAGTACGAGCTCGGCGAGGCCATCGACCGCTCCGTGGACTGCACGTTCTGGCAGTCGGCGGTGCTCGGCGACCCCGTGCCTTCTTCTGACCCACAAGACGAGGATGAGGACGACGCGTCACTCTCTCCCCCTGCGAAGCGGATGCGTCTATCCAACGTATCCGACGGAGGGGGCGACGACGCCGGTGACGGAGCAACGCCTCGCGGTGGCAAAGTGGCAGGCGGGTCACCAGTTTGAGTCGGCAAGCGCACAAATGCAGCGGGTGTTCCGTGGCTACGCGGTGCGCAAGTACCGGTGCAAGCCACAGCAGGTGAAGTTCGACGATGCCGGTGCGGTCCGGCGCATCCGACGCGCGAAACTGAGCGACGAGGACCTCAGCATCCTGGGGCAAACCGACGGCGTGCGCATCGATATCATGCGGGTGCCGATGTCGCCGCCGGAGATCGTCGGCACGCTCATACACGAGGGGATGCACGACTGGTGCAGTGTGCGCGGCAAGCATATGCCCGCAAAGTACGAGCACCACTGCATGAGCCGTCTAGGGGACCCGAACGAGTAATTCTAAGGTCCGGTGAAATAGAGACTGTTAGGTACACACATGGCACAAGTTGGCTTTGGCGTGTGCATTCCGCAGTTTCAGGCACGCGCAGACCTGCGCGCCCCGTTCGTCGGCTCACTGGCACAGGCGCCGAGCGCGCCGTGCACTGGCGACGACGCGCCGCGCCGCGACGACGGTCTCAAGCCGCATTACGGGCGCGGCACGCCGACTATCAACTCGGCCGCGATCGACATTGTGGGACTTGCTCATGGAGCTGCCCCTGTTGCTCATGTACAAGCGAGCACCTCCCGAGGCCCCGTGAGGCTGCCGGTCGAGTCCGATGTGCCCCAGTACAGCCCCAGTGTGGACACACTGGATTTTCTGACCCATAGTCAGGGCACTCGTCTCCAACCACTCCCCGCTCGCTACTTCCGATGAACCCGCGCCGCAACTACATTCCCTGGGAACAGATTGACGTGAATGAGGTCCGATTCTCGCTGGGCGTGGATCGTAACGCCAAACCGATGATCAACATGGTCGTCGGTGCCAACTGTGCCGAGGTTGCGCTGCTGAGCCCGGCGTGTGTGACAAACTGGCCACGCGTCACTGGTGACGGCAACTTTGGCACGATGTGGGGACCGACCGACATCAGCAAAGCAAAGTTTTCCCTCGACCTCACCGATGGCGCGATCAACGAGGTCGACAACCCTTCGTACAAGCGGTTTGCCGATTTGATGGACGCCATTGACGAGAAATTGCTGGACTTCGTTCAGAACAACCAGCTCAAGATTCTTGGTAGAAAGAACCTGTCGCGTGAGGAGGTCAAGATGCTCCAGATCCGAACGATCCGTGCGAAGTACGACAAGGTGACCGGACAGCTGGTCGGACACTCCGTACAGACGACCACTTCTAAGTTCGCGTGGGACGGCATGGGCGGTAAGTACGCGCGCGCCATCAACATATGCGACCACGAGGGTGCAGTGGTACCGAACGGCGTCGTGGCACCAGGCGACGTCGTGGCCGCGACGATCTACGCGAACCAAATTTACACTGGCGTCGGCGGGGACAAGTTCGGCATCCACTGGTCGTTCGAGGACGTCTCGGTCGTGTGCCAGCGGTCGCAGCTCGAGGCAAAGACGTCGGTGCCCGTCTTTGCGGCCACGAAGTACGAATTTGGAAAGGCGTACTCCGACTCGTGCACACAGGCGACGTTTGAGTCGACTGGTCAGTTTTCTGACTAGAGGCCAAACGCCATGGCGCCAACGTCGAGTTCGAGCGGGAAGGGGCGCGTGCCCAAGGAAGAGGCTCCGACAAAGAACGGCGATACGAACCCGCGTGTAGAGAGTGACCGGGACACGGCCGACCCGAGCGCGCGTAGAAACGTCACGTATGGTAGAAACGCTACGATGCCGGTGCTATCGGCTGATCGGTACGCGGAGGTAGTGCTCCCGGCACTGAAAGAATTCAATCCTGAAGATATCAAGCTTGACGGCACTGTGGTCGCGGTGGGCAAACGACGCACGGGGAAGTCGTGGGTGTTTCGGGACCTGATGTACCGCATGAAGGACAAATTTCCGGCCGGTCTTGTCATCAGCCAGACGGACGAGCTCAACAAATTTTGGCGCCAATACATCCCCGCCAAATACATCTACCCTACGTACCAGCCAGAGATCCTGGACGCGCTGTTCAAGCGGCAAAAGAAGCTGCTCAACGACAACGGGTTGAGCGACGAGGAGAAGGACAAAATTGCGCCCTTCTTCGTGCTGCTCGACGACGTGATCAGCGACCAGCGCCTGAAGTATGACCAGAACCTGATGGAGCTCTTCGTCGCCGGCCGACACTACCGAATTTTCACTCTCATCACGACTCAGTACGCAAAGGCGATCACCCCGGTCATTCGCGGTAATGCCGATTACTGCTTCATAATGAAGACGATTCAGCAGCGGCAGCGCGAGGCGCTCTGGGAGGACTTCGCAGACTTCCTGACGAAGGAGGCGTTCTACCAGATAATCGACGCGTTCACGGAGGACAACGAGGTTTTAGTAGTGAATACCTGCCCGGAGCAGAAGGTGGACCCGCTCGAGATGCTGTTCTGGTGGAAAGCGACGGACCCAGGCGAGTTTCGCGTCGGGAGCGACGAGTTCTGGGAGTCGGCAATGGCCACGGACAACGACGTCCCGCCCAAGCAAGGGCCGGAGAGTGCAAGCGACCTTCTGACCGTGAAAGACTTCATGCCCGCGCCGTGGGGCCAGTTTGTGTAAATTTCTAGAACCCTCACAGCACGCAAGTTACACATGAGCACGAGCCGCTCCATCCAAGTTTCTGTGACGCACACTGCCCTGGGCATCGCGATCGGCGCGGCAATCGAGGGCTTGATGCCGAGCTTCACCTCAAGCGCCTCCGTAGCGAACCAAGCTTTTGAAACGCTGGTACAGGTTGGCCTGAATGGCGCCGCGTTGGCGACCGTGGCGGGCTTTCTACGCGACGATGATCCGACTTTCGGTATACCTTTTTCCATGGCACTCTTTCAATCGCAACCGGAGCTGGCAAGGCGCATCGAAGCGCTAAGCGCTCTAGCAAAGGCGCAGGTTGTTGAAGGCGTACAGCGAACGGCTCCACGGACTGCAGTGCTGTAGTCGGCCAGCCGATGGAACCCACCATGTCGAGCCACATCGTGTCGAGTGCGGCGAGCTTGGGCTTGGACTTGATGAGCGGGAAGAACATGCAGAAGCGAGTACAGTCCAGCTTCTGCAGAAAGCGGCAGAACACGTAGTTGTAGTTGAGGAAGTTCTTGCGCCCCTGCGCACGGCACGCGTTGAACGGGCGCTGTAGTTCTAGGAACAGCGAGTCCAGCTGCCGAATGAGCAGCGGGCCGGGTGCCGGTGGCGCTATGCCGGTAATCCGGTAGATGATTTGCAACCACTTCTCGATGTACAGTTGCAGGTTCAGAGATCTGAGTACCGCTCGGATACTGTCTTTGTTGATAACTTCGTGCGTGCCGTCGCACAGCTTCTGAGCGATCTGTAGCATCTGATCGCCAGGAATCTGAGACTCCAGTAGAAGGAGCTGGGATATACGTTCGTGCCAATGGTGGATCCGCTTGTAATTGCTGCACTTAGTCGGGACGCACCGACCAAACATTGTCTCCCAGAAGACAACGCGCTCCTCCACAACTCCACAAGCACTGCAGACACGGGATCCCGGGTGCCCAATACAGGGCCCGTTGTAGACGAAGAAAACTCCGCCACAGCCGACACAAGCGCCAGAGCCGCGGACAGGGTCTGGCCGTTCGAGTGCAAGTAGGTGGTCCATGCAAGCAAAATGAGCGTCCAGGTCAGCCTGGTCATGCACCACCATAGTTCCCACTCCATGGTGTACTGGCGGCCCGTTGGAAAGAGTAGCGCTGTCCATTTTCCAACTCGCGGGCAGCTGACAGAGCAATGGCGTGTCGCGAGCGGTGGCTTGACGTGTTCGTGACGAAACCCGACACGGGCATAGATAAGCAACCGTACGAGTACGATGACCAATTTGCGTGCACGGTGCAGAGCGTGCGCATTTCCACCGCTACCGCCACCACTGCGACGATTGTCGACGCCGCGACCGACTGGGTCCTGCCGACGTGGACCGCGAAGTACGATAATACCAGTTATTCGGGCGGCGTCTACGACAAGATCGAGGTGGGTGACCTCGTGCGTATCGGCGTGACTGGCACGAACGGGCACACCGACTACCTGACAGTGTTAGAGAAGAGGGTCGTCACGAAAGTTTATAACTGTACCGCGGCAGGTATCCCGATCGGGAGCGCCGCTGATCTTCCTTCTGCTGACAGCATTGACGTTACAAGCGCCGGGATTGCTCACATCGCGCTCCGATTGAACCAGTCGGTGAACTGCACGGCGATGCCGACGAACTACCCAAAGACCGATTACGAGTTAGCAGCGCCGCAGTCCGATGGGACGCTCGCCTCTGGTGCTGCGGTGACGATCGCGACGCGCGACGATGCCTCGCTGCCGACGTGGCCGGGCGCCCACCCTGATGAGACCGACTTCTACCCGCTCTACGTGCACAAGAGGTGGCTCGCGGGCTCGACGCTGCGCGCGGCGCTCGACCACGGCGTGAAGCAGTGCAGCTGCATCAAGCTCGTGGGCTACTCGGTCGCGAACAAGCGCCAGGTGGGCCTGCACCACGCGCACGAGATGCAGGCGGACGACTACCTTGTCCTGCGCATCAACGAGATCGAAGGCCACGTCGTGAGCAACAACCGCTTCGCAAACGGCGCGTTCGCGGTGCTGTACTCCGGCAGCTCGGCCGACAACCGCGTGGGCGCGGTCGAGTACAGCCAGTTCGACACGGTCAACGGGGTCGTCGTGCAGGACCTCGACGCGACGAACAGCGTCCTGCGCAACCTCACACTGGAGATCACCGACCGCAAGGGCAACCCGGCGCACTTTGGGCGGATGCATCTGTGGTTCAAGCTGCTTGTGACGCATGGCTGAAATTTCTGAGGGGAGGGGAGACCACACACAAGCACGATGGGCATGGATGCCGGTGGACCGAATGCTATGAGCATGTACTCGCGCGCGGGCGCGCAGGGCGCCAACCCCGATACCGGCCTCGCGATGGGCGCCGGTCTCGTGAACGCCGAACTCGGTGCGCGCACGCACTACGCTGCGCCGTCGGTGCCCGTGCGCCAGGATAAACCTTCCGGAATGTCCGCGGCTGATGCGGCGAACTACAACTTTGGCGAAGCGCTCCCGGTGAAGTACGACGTTCCCTCTGCGGCGAAGGAGCGCATGCAGGTGCGCCAGGAGGTGCGCCGTGCGGCGGGCGACGCGGGTGGTGCGCCAGGAGTCGTGCGCACGGACCCGATCTCTGACGAAGAGGTCAACTACGTCCAGTCGATGAAGGACCAGGCCGAGCTTGCGGATTTTGATCGATACGTCTCCAGCCTCATAGACGTACGGAAGCCGGGGAACCTTCAATGGATGATGCAGATCTACCCGGACTATGTCAACCGACGCATCCAGCAGGTGCACACCGACTACGAATTTGCGCTCCGGTCGCAGATGATCGACTCCTACGGGGTGAACACGTTCGACGACCTCCACTTCAAATATTTGGTCGACCAGGGCAAGATCGACGGGCCGCGCCTCGGCCGGCACGCGAACCTGCGCGACCAGTACGCGCCCGGTCTGCTCTCGCCGTGGTCGTTTGCTGCGAACGGCGACAACCGTCGCGGCCTCAGGCTGCCGTTCGCGTCGGCGCAGCACGGTAGGCGGCCTGCAAACCCTGACGACTGGACGCTGGACGACACCCTCCAGCCCCTCTCAACTCAGCGCAGTACGGCAGAGCTTGCAGACGGGATGTACAACCGCAACCCACCAGGGGTTCGCGCCGCTATGGGCGGAGCTCCGCGGGGCTTCACGCCGGGCGCCGCTCCGTAAACTTTCTAAACACACGCTGAGCAAGCATGTCGGCCTTCGAGACAATAACGGACGTGCGCGGAATGCTGGTCAAGCTCGGGCTGGGGCACCCGATTTCGCGCGCCTTCGTTGCCGGCGTCGGCGCCGCGGGCGCCGCGTTCGTCGTCAAATACCCCGGCGAGTCGTTCCGGGACGACGGAAGCATCAAGCCGCTAAAATGGCTCTCTCCGAGCCCTGACGCGACGAACACACATTTTCTACTGGTACCAGCAGTAGCAGCTGGCGCCGTGTACCTGTTCACGTGAGGGGCGGATGGCGAGCGACGACGACACGGTGGAGCTCGGCGTCTTCCTCAAACAGAAGTTCGGGAACATGGCCAGATGGGTAACTGGTGAAGTGGGGAAGGAAAATCTTCCCGTGGACCTCGAGCACCTCATTAACGATCGGTCCGTGGTCGAGGTAACATTCCTAGCAACGGTACTCGACGCGAACTCAGACAAGGTCGCCCATCGTGATTGGAGCGGCCTTGTGAGGATGATGCAGGCGGAGGACCTGCCAGTGGATTTCGTTACGGTGGTCCAGGCCGTTCGGTCTCGTCCGGAGCTGCACGACAAGTTCTGGCGCTATTTGGAGCTGTTCCGGGACTCCGTTCAATATTCCAACAGTGCCACAAATGGCGGCGGAAAGCAACCGTGACCCGCTCGAGCTCGGCGGGCTCGACCCCGTGGCGATTGCCACAGCCATCCAAGATAAAAAGGGTGGCACCAAGAAGCCGCTCTCGGAGTTGGAGATGCAAAAGGAGGCCCGTCTGGCGTCGAAGGAGAAGCGGCTCAACGGCGGCACCCCTTCGGCGGGCCCTAAAGCTCCTGTCTCCACCGATCGTTCGCCTCCGACCCCACCACCACCAGAAGTAGACAAGTCCGCACTCCTTGACAAACTAGTGGCTTACAAGGAGCGCTTCCCGCACCTCAAGAAGCGCAACAACGTGAGCGTGAAGAGCTCGGCGGACGACATCCTCGACGAGCTCCACTACTTCGAGATGCAGCTCGGCTCGAAGCAGGACAGCAGCATGGGCATGATGCTCCTGCACGGCTCGATGGTCGCCGTGGAGGCGATCCACCGCGACGTGTGGAATCCGCTCGGGCTGAACCTGCAGGGCCTCGCGAAGGTGACCAAGGACAACTCCGCCGAGTTCCAACCGATCGTCGACGAGCTCATGATCAAGTACGGCGCGGGCATGTACATGTCGCCCGAGATGCGCCTCGCGCTCTCGATCGGCGCGCTGATGATGACCGTGCACGGCGCGAACAGCGGCGACGCGCGCATCGCGCACGCACTGGAGAAGATGAACCAGCCGGTGAAGGTGCCTGCCGGGGCGAAGGATCTGTGAGGGTGTGCGGGGAGGAGTG